GCCCAGCTATCCCCCGGTGGGTGCTTTTAGACTCAGGGAATGCTGGGATGACCCTAGACCAGCCTGGACGGTACGGGATGGGGAACCGAGCGGGAGAGCGGCTTTCAAGGGGTCTTTAACGAAAATTGACGACTGCGGCCTTTTAGACGGGAGGCAGCCTTCGGAAAGGGGTTCCGGCGCGCGCTTTTTGACAAGCGCCGCGCCGTACGGCGCAAATCCGGGCGGCGCTCACCTCACCTTGTCGGCGGCCGACAGGATGGCAAAGCCAATAAATAAAGCAACTAAGCCAAAGATGGTGCACTGCCCTTTCCAGCTATCTGGTATCCAGGAAAGCGAGGTCATCGCCATGAGCGCCGCACCAATTACAATTGCAATCACACCTTTGGTAGACATCTCCTTTCTGCGATATTCATTTTCCTTGTCCAGGACGAATTTAAGAATAGGAAATCCGCACCGCCGACATTCTTCTATGCGCCAATAGCCGTAATTGCCGCAGGCAGGGCACGGAGCCATATTTGGGTTGCTCGGATCAACAGCATCTGGCTGAGAAATGGTTAGGTCACCCACAAAGTGGCCAACCTGGATATTTCCGTCTCCATCAATCCGCTGGTTCATATTGCCGATCCACTAGTGTTTCCAAATATTCAACCCACTGAGTATGTTGCTGGTGGGTGAGTTCCTTGTGGGTATCGGTTCCGAACAAACGGACCATCTTCTCCAAGACCTCTGGATCTTTCGGCTTCAGATCAAGCTGTTCAAGGAAGTCCCGCTCGCGGGCAAAAAGGTGTTGCCGCGTGTGCTTGTATCCTGGAGCCCTGGCCGCCTTTTCCACCCGTCCGGAAATCGTATTGGCGTACTTTCCTTCCAGATAGCTCGCGATTTCCCCTGCCCGCGCCTCGGGCCAAAGCCAGATGGTGTGCCACGGGAGCTTTCCAGGGATATCAAAATCCCTTTTGAAATTTGAATACATAGAGGCAAAGGCCGCCTTCCCAAGTCTCTTCTGGCGCTCCAGGCCAAGCTTGTTGAAAAGAGCGGTTATGCGTTCCTTTAGAATGGCATTAGCCCCAATGGAATTCGGCGGGGGCGCCACATGAATTTTTGCTGTGCCGCCCGTAACCACCGTCAGGGCCTGAATGGCGCCCGACACCTGAGTGTTGTTATTTCCCTTGATGGCCTGCCGCACCTTGGCTTCCGAGCCAATTTGGGTATTTCCATCGCCCTCGATCGATTGTGATTGCGCCACCGAAACCCTCTTGCGCCTCGGCCGAGGACTTGGTTCGACCGGATCGGCGGCCGAAAGGGCGTCTCTCAGCTTCTTTTCGGCCCGCGCACGCCGACTGGCGGCAGCAGCGTTGTTGTCATTCGATCCGTCCATAGCCCCCCCATCACCCTGCCAATTTGATGAATTGTTGGACCACCTTGTGGTCCGGCTGCCGCGCAGCCCCCTCTTCGTCGGCCAGCAGCTCGTACAGGGCGGAAATGGCCGCTGCCTTGCGGGCCGACGGCAGTGTTCGCTTGGCCAGGGCCAGCTCAGTGTCGATGGCCTCGATGCAGATCCCTAGCAAATGATCGTCCAAGGCTGCGGCGGCCGACGGCGCGACACGCAGCATCTGGCCATCGCCGGTAAGCAGCCAATCGGCCGAGAACCCCATTTCGACCAACTGGGCAAGGACGTCACCCTTTGGCGCGCGACCCTCTAGCTCTAGGCGTTTCCAAGCACCTACGCCGAGGCGAAAACGCTCCGTCATGGCGTCTTGATTGAGCTTTAGGTGCTGCCGAATAGAGCGAAGACGCGCCGACAATGTCATGCGGCGATGCCCCCGGCGCATTGCCGCACTCGGCGCGGCAGCGCGCGCAAATGCGGCAATGATTGATTATCTATAAATAACAACGCCGTAGCCACCACGGCGAGCGAATTTGCTCCGATAGGGATTGCCGCGCCCTCGAATACGGCGAAAAGGCCCTTGCCAATGGAGCATAAACGCGCTATCCCTATTGTCATGTTCGTGTGATCCCTCGCATTGAACACCCGAAAAACCCGGCCTGCCAGGGCCGGGAGAGACGAGGAGACGTGTATGTCACCGAAGCCAAAGGGCTGGCACCGGGAGGAAATCAAGGCGGCGATCCGCATGCGCGGCATCAGCCTTGAAGCCCTTTCCGAAGCCAACGGCTTGGACAAGCGGGCCTGCAGCCTGGCGCTGCTCCGCCCCTATTTCGCCGCCGAATTGGTGATCGCCGAGTTTCTGGGGGTGTCACCCCGCCAGATATGGCCCCACCGCTACGACGCCGACGGTACATACCGGCATCCACGATCTAAGACCCACTATACCCGTCGCGGTGGTGGGGGAAAACGTCAAAACGGAGAGGCCGCATGAACACGCCCCCCTCCATCGCGGTGCGCATCGTGGCGGCCATCTTGCGGCCAGCCATCCGAGTGGTGCTCGACGAATTGTCCCGCCAGGAAGCGGAAGCGCCACCGTCCGATCGCGAGATTGCATGGTCGAGCGGGCGGCGGCCAACGTTCTGGCGCGATGTCGAGGTGCGCGACTTCCTGATCGCCAGCCACCGCCAGATGACCGTCGATGAGGCGGTGACGGAAGTCACCCGCCGCTTCGGTGCCAAGCGGGCGCCGAGTCGGTCGGCGGTGGGCAGGTTTTGGAAGACCCTCGACGCCAAGGGAGGGGTGCCATGAACGCCCGATTCATGTCCCCGGCCATGCATCTCGCCCACGCGGCCGAAGGCACCATCCGTGGTGCCGGAGCCATCGCGGCGGCGGACGTAGCAGATCGACTGCTGATGTGCATGTGGATGGTCGAGCAATACGACGAGGAGGACCGGGAGGGGCTGCCCGAGGCCGCACAGCGCATCGCCAGCGAGCTGTGTGGCTATGCCGCGATTGTCGATGAAACGCCGGCCTATTTCCTGCGCAACGCGGCCCAGCTCTACTGTGAAAGACCTGACCGCGACACCTCGATCGCCGGGGCGCTGGCGGTGCTCAACCGGGTCTCCGACCAGCGGAGGGCCGCCTGATCATGGTCCGAGACCGCCGCGACGCCCGCACGATGGAGCTTCTCGACTGGAAGCCGGCAGAGCCGGCGGTCCGGTTCGACGAACACCAGGTGCGCGGCGCCACGCTGAACGCCCGAATCTGCCGGGCGATGGCGGTGGCGCTGGACGAGTGTGGCGCCAGCCGCGATGAGATCGCCGAACGAATGGGCGAATACCTGGGCGAGACAGTCTCCAAGCACATGCTGGACGCCTATGTCTCCGAGGCCCGCGATACCCACAACATCAACGTCATCCGCTTCGCCGCCCTGGTGCACGCCACCAGGGATTGGCGGCTGCTGTCGCTGCTGCCTGAGCTGTTCGGGTTCGCGGTGGTGGATGACCGCTACGTCAGCCTGATCCGCGCCACCCAGATGCGCGAGAAGGCTGCCGAACTGGACAAGTTGGCCGAAGCCGAAGAGCGCCGCGCAAGGGGGGCCTGCCGATGACCAAAGCCAGGGGGAATAACACCTCGGGGGGGGGGGTGATGGCTGAATTCAGCCGAACCACCATCAAGGAAATCGCCGCAGTGCTGGGCATTCCATTGCGGACGGCTGGACATCGCGCCCTTAAGGGCCGCTGGCGGTTTGACGAAGAGATCATTCCAACCGGCGCCAAACGCCGCCTTTATCCTCTCGCCAAGCTGCCCCTGGACGTCAAGGCCCCCATCATTCTTGACCGCATGGGGCTCCCCGGATCTGCGCGCTGGCTTACGGCCGCCGAGATTGTGGGGCTCGGCCTCTTTGACACCAATGCGGCTTTCGTTCGGGCAAAGGCGGAAATTCATGCTTGGCCACGCCGGCAGCGAGGGCGCCACGGGATGGAGTATCCGTTGGCTGATGTGGTTGCGCCAGAGCTTATAACCGCCCTTCAAGTCGCCGCCGGCCAGATCGACCCCTTTCAAGGAGGGCGTCATGGTTGATCTCAGTCGCGCCACCATCAAGGAGATCGCCGACGCCCTTGGGATCAGCAAGAGCCAGGCCGAGCGGAGGGCATCCTCCTCGATCTGGCCATTCGAAGAGGTGCCGCTACCGACCGGGAATCGCCGGCGCCTTTACCCTCTCGCCACCCTCCCCGCCGAAGTCCGCAAGGCCTTGACCGCCAAGGCCCTGACCACCAGCCGCCCGGCGCCGGTGGCCAAACATCACCAGCCCGTTCCCGACGCCGCCAGCCTGAAGACCTACCAGCGCCGGCCGATGGAGGCCCGCGCCATCCTGCTGGCCGAGATCGACCGCCTGGTGCTTAACGGCAGTACCCAGGGCGAGGCGGTCACCACCCTGGTAGACTCGGCGCGGGGCCGCGAGCTGGCGCCCGAGCTTCAGCGGGCGGTGGCGACGGCCAACGCGCGCGGCAACGCCAGCCGCAGCCTGACGCGAGCAACGGTCTACAACTGGCTAAAGGCCCGACGCGAAAATGGTGGTGCCGTCGAGGCGCTGGCGCCGGCGGCGGCGGAAGAGGCGCCGATCCCCACATGGGCAGCGACATTCTTCAACCTCCGGGGCACTCCGCAAAATCCATCGATCACCATGGTGCTGGAGGATCTGTGGCCCGAGGGTGAGGACCGGCCGAGCATCGATCAGGTGCGACGTTTTCTGAAAAAGGTTGACGCCATCAGCCTGCATATCGGCAGGGTCGGCCCCCGTGATCTGCGCAAATACCGCGCCTTCCACGCCCGCGATGTCTCGGAATTGTGGCCCGGCGCGGTGTTCTGCGGCGATGGCCACACCTTCAAGGCCGAAGTGGCGCACCCGATCCATGGGCGCCCGTTCCGCCCGGAAATCACCTTGATGGTCGATGTGTACAGCCGCCGAATTGTCGGCTGGAGTGTGGCGTTGGCGGAAAACACCAGCTCGGTGGCGGACGCGCTGCGCCACGCGGTCACCACCGCCACCTCATGCGACATCCTCTATTATGACAATGGTTCGGGCGCCAAGAACGCCGCCTGGGATGACCAGGTCACCGGCCTGGCTGCGCGCCTGTACATCACCAAAAAGCACTCCATCGCCTACAATTCCCAGGCCCGTGGCGTGGTCGAGCGGCGCAATTCCACCGTGCTGCACCGCGCAGCCAAGAAGCTGGCGACCTATGTCGGCCAGGACATGGACCGCGAGGCGCGGCAGCAGGCCTACAAAATTACCCGCAAGGACATCCGCGAAGTCGGAACCTCGCGGCTGCTGCCGTCCTGGGCCGAATTCGTCGCCCTGATCGAGGCGGAGATCGCCGCCGCCAATGCGCGCGAATGCGACGGCCTGCCGAAGATCGCCGATCGCGAGGCTGGACGGCGCCGGCACATGTCCCCCGACGAGGTGTGGGCCAAGGCGATTGCCGACGGCTGGACGCCGGACCCGATTTCACCGGAAGTCGCCCGCGACCTGTTCCGCCCAGTCGAGATCCGCAAGGCCCGGCGCGCCCTGGTCGAGCTATTCGGCAACGAATATTTCGGAGGCGCTCCGTTGGAACGGCTGCACGGCGAGGATGTGCAGGTGTCCTACGACATCCATGACGCCACCAAGGTTTGGGTGCGCGACCGCGAGGGCCGGTTCATTTGCGAGGCCATCTGGAATGGCCACAAGACCAGCTACTTCCCGGTCAGCCAAGCCCAGTTGGCGCACGAACAGCGCGTCGCGGGGATGGTCAAGCGCCACGAAGGCCACATCGCCGTGGCCAAGGAAGAGCTGCGCGCCCCGATGATCGAGCACCAGCCGATGGCGGACTTCATCATGCCGATGGCTGTTGCCGATGCCGACTGCATCACGGTTTCGGCCGCCCATGACGCGCCGCCGATGCCGGCGCGTGCCGCCACCGCCCGCGCCGATGGGCGCCCGGTGTTTTCCGACGACATGGGCTATGCGCGCTGGCTGATGGCCCACCCAACCCAGGTGACCAACGCGGACCGGGAGCTGCTGCGCCAGCTACTGCGCAACAGCTCGTTCCGGTCTTTGCTGGATTTTGAAGGCGTCGATGCAACGGCGCTTCGTGAACTCTCTCAGAGTGTGGAGGCATTATAGCATGAAACCCATTTTCGTGAAGACCCGGAACGCCCGGACGTTCATGGACGGCCTGCAGGCCCTCAATCAGCGCGGGGCCAACGAGGCGTGCCTGGTGGTGCTCGACGGCGAGCCCGGCCTCGGCAAGAGCGCGACCTCGCATTGGTGGGCGGTGCAGAATCAAGCCGTCTTCCTGCGGGCCAAGAAGGAATGGACCCCGACATGGTTCCTGCGCGAGATGCTGGGCGAGCTGCGCAAGACGCCCGAGCACAGCTTCGAGCGGATGTTCCGCCAGACTGTCCAGGCCCTGGGCGAGCGCGCCGCCGCCGCCGATCGCGATGACGTTCCGTTCGGGGTGGTGATCGACGAGGTGGACTACATCAGCCGCTCGTCGCGGCTGTTGGAGACGGTGCGCGACCTCTCCGACATGCTGGAGATCCCCTTCATCCTGGTTGGCATGGGGCGGGTGCGCCACAACCTGACCCGCTTCCCCCAGGTCGCCAGCCGCGTCGGCCAGTACGTCGAATTCAAGCCGGCGCCGCTGGAAGATACCCGCGCCATGGTCGAGGGGCTGTGTGAGGTGCCGGTCAGGGATGACCTGGTCGAATTCCTGCACAAGGTCAGTGGCGGCCGGTTCCGGGAAACCAAGGAAGGCATCGCCGCCATCGAGCGGTTCGGCCGGCGCAATGCCGACCCCGAGGGTGTTGGTGTCCTGGCGATGGCGGGCCAAGTGCTGCTCAACGATCGCGGCACCGGCAAGCCCATTCTGGTGCGGGTTTGACATGGGCAGCCCCATTTCCCCAGCCAACGCCGTGCTGCGCCATCTCGGCATGGATGTGTGCCGGACCCCCGATGATCTGGCTGCGGCAACCGGCCTCACCAATCACAACGTGGTGGCCGCCGCCGGCAGGTTAATCGCCCGTGGCCTCGCCGACCGGCGCGAGGTGGGCTGCTATGTGCTCACCCCCGAAGGCGCCGCCTTCCTTGCTGGCGGCAAGGTGGTCAAGAGCGGTCCCGTTGGGCCGTTGGAGCGAGAAACGCCCCGCCGCATGGCCCGCGCAACAACCCGCGACCGGCTGTGGTCGGCCATGCGCATTCTGGGGAAGTTCAGTCTCGGCGATCTGCTGGCCCTGGCCGACGAGGGGCGGCGCGGCTACGCCAATGCGCGCAATTACCTCTCGATTTTGACCAGGGCTGGCTATCTCCGCGAACTGCCCCGGCGCGAGCCGGGCACGGCGGTCACCAGTAACGGCTTCAAGCGCTGGGCCTTGGTCCGAAATACCGGCCCCGCCGCCCCGGTCTGGCGTCCCCGCAACGGCCAAATCTACGACCTCAATCTGGGCGAGGCGACCTGGACCAAGGGAGGTGTGGCATGAGCAACACCAACCTTGACCGCGCCCGCAAGGCGTGGGGAAGTCCCGCCCCCGATTGGGTCGAAGTCCTGGCCGGCGAGTGTGACCGCACCAGCCAGAGGGCCGCCAGCAACCGCATCCGCTACTCCTCCGGTTTGGTCTGCAACGTGCTGCAGGCCAAATACACCGGCGATTTAACCGCCGTTGAGCAGGCCGTTCGGGGCGCCCTGATGTCGGCCACGGTTGACTGCCCGGTTGTCGGCGTCGTGTCGGCCGAGGCGTGCATCTCCCATCAGCGTCGCGGCTTTTCCACCGCCAGTCCCCAGTCGGCGCGGCTGTCCCGTGCCTGCCCGGCTTGCCCTCACTCCCGCAGCGGAGGTGGCCATGATCAGTGACGACATCGACTCGCTTTGGAAGCATCTGCACCCCTTCATGCGGGCTCCCCAGCCCATGACACCGCGCGACATCGAGCAAGTCATCCTGTCCCTGATCGCCATTGCCGCCGATGTCCGACAGCTGGAGCAATCCGCGCTGTCGGATGTGGCCAAGGCGGGAAACGATCTCCCCGACAACGTGCTTCGCCTCCCTTTGTGGAGATCGACGCCGCCCCGCGCCGCCGCGTCGGACGAAGGCGGTGCGGCATGAACCCACTTCGCATCGGCGATCCCATCGAGATCTCTGACGGCCGCCACTCGGTCACCTACGAGGTGGTGACCTTCCGCACCGCCGGACGGCGTCAGATCGTCACCGCCAAGGATGGCGACGGCGCCCTTCACACTGTGGTGGTCGATCTGTCGGAGGTGGCCGGCCGGCATGACCAGGTGGTGGTGGGGCCGGTGGCGATCGACGTGGCCAGGGCGCTGGCGCTGGACTTGCTGGGCGGCCATCGCACCCGTCTGCCTGTGTCGGCCGAGGCCAACATTCTCGCCGCCGCCGTGGTGGCCCTGACCGGCGGTGCCGAAGTGAGGGCGGCATGACCCCCGTCATTCTCGACGCCGGCATGATCCTGCGCTTCGTCGCCCGCCGTTACGATGTTTCGGTCGAGCTGCTGCGCGGCCGGCGGCGCTCCCGCGATCTGGTGGCGCCCCGTCATGCGGCGATCTGGCTGGCCAAGCGTTTGCTGCCATCGCGCTCGCTGCCCCAGCTGGCCAACGTATTCAACCGCGACCACACCACGATCATGCACGCCATCCGCTCGATCGACGATTGGCTTTCCTGGGACGATGGCCTGGCCACCGAACTGCTGACCATGGAGGCGGAGATCCGGGCCATGGCACCAGTCCCGTCCGAGGATCAGGAAGCGGCGTTGCGGCTGGCCGGCCACATGTCCGACCACCTGACCCGCATGGTCAACCACTTCGCCGCCCGCGATCCGGTCGGGTTCCTGGCTGCCGTCGGCCGCGTGTTCGAGGAGCCAACGCCATGAGGTGGTGGCTCGTCTCCGCAATCGAAGTGGTCGGGTTGCTGATCTTTCTTGAGCTCCGCGACCTCAACGCGACGCTGCGGGATGTCTGCATGGCTTCCCCTGCCGCCCATCACGTCGCCTTCCGCGACTTCGTTCCGCCCCATCCCTGAAAGGTGCTTCAATGACTGTTCAAACCCCTCCCGGCGCCGTTGTGATTGACGGCATTTCCTACCTCCGCGACGCCAAATTCAACTTGGTGCCGGTCGCCAATGTCCGGCCGCTCGATCTGCTGATGGACGAGATGGTCCGCAAGATTGCCGGCTACGGCGAGGATCTCTCGGCCGAGCTGTCCCGCTTCGCCGTCCACGCCGACGCCGATATCGCAGCCTTCGACGCGCTGCTGGACCAGGAATACAACATCACCCCGGCGGCCGGCGCCAAGGGCAACCGCACCTTCACTACCTTCGACGGCATGATGATGGTCAAGGTCGCGGTCAGCGACCGCATCGTCCTGGGGCCGGAGCTGCAGGCGGCCAAGGCAGTGCTCGACGCGCTGATCAGCGAGCGCGGCGCCGGTGTCGATCCCTTCCTGATTACCCTGGTGAAGCGCGCTTTCAAGTGCGACCAGGAAGGAAAGGTCGATGTCCGCGCCATCCTGGCGCTGCGCCGGATGGAGGTCGATGACGCTCGCTGGGCCGACTTCACCCGTGCCATCGACGATGCCGTCCGCGTGGTCGGGTCCAAGCGGTATCTGCGTATCTACCGCCGAGACAAGCCCGATGGCCAGTGGCGCATGGTCCCCCTCGACCTCGCCGCCGTCGAGCCATCGCCGGCCGCCTTCGAGCGTGGTTCGCTCCGGCGCCAGGTCGAGCAAGCCGCCGTCGAGCGGGCTAAGGTCGGCGACCTGGTGCGGATGGCGGTCGGCCATCTCACCCTCGAAGGCGGTTGCCAGAGCACGGCCGCTGGCCTGCTCGCCTGCGCCATGCACCTTCTCGGCGTGGAGGCGCCACCCTGTGGCATGCATCTGCGTGGCGGCGCCTCGGCCGAGGAGGGTTGACGCCATGGGCCGCCTGCTCGACGCCCTGGTGGACCTGGACAATGCGGCACGCGTCGGCGTCCGTGTGCTTGGGCTCACCAGCAGCGCCGGGCGGCAGCTCCAGCATGCGGCGACCACGGTTCGGCGCGAGCTGGCTGTCCGCGCCCTGGCCGACGAGGCCCGCGCCTTCGACCCCAAGGCCGACTTCGAAGCCATCGTTTCCGCCGCCATCGCCGCCGGCCTGTCTTGGCCCGACATGGTGGATACCTTCAACGCCATCCGCGAGCGCGGAGGGAGGTGATCATGCCGATGTTCCTGCGCCTGATGTGGGCGGTGATCGTCTTCGACAACCTCGTCTTTGCCGGAGTGTTCGGCTTCTTTCTAATCAAGCGGTGCCTGTAATGACGCCCGACCGTGAACGCGAAATCCTGGCCCACGCCTATGGCGCCAACCACCGCATCACGGTGCTTGCCGGTCGCTGGGCTACCGAGGCCGATGGTCAGTCTGTGAATGGCGGCTCGCTGGTCGGGAGCTGGAAGGCTTACCGCCTGGAATATTGGCCGAAGCCGGACGAGCTGATCATCACCCCGGCCGAAGCCAAGCCGCTTCTGGATCGCAAGCTTTTCTCGGAGAGCTTAAGTGGCGGCATCACTTTGATTTCCACCGCCCAGGGCCGCGACGCCTGGCGTCGGATGGGCGCGCCGATGCCGGAGGTCACAAATCAATGACCTCACGGACTCCCGAGCGGAAGAGGGATCTGCCGCGCCGCCGATTGGTGCTCGACCACTTCAAGGACGGTGTGCTCCGTCTTCAATCCAGAGGACGTGCGCCATTGCTTCGTGAGGACCCTGCAGACGAGGATGTCTCCTTTGGAGAAGGCCTCTTCGTTGGCGTCAACGCGCTTGAGAAAATCATCGTCAGCGATGGCGACGTTGATCCCGTTTTGACCATCAAAGAGACGCCACTTGTTGTCATCCTTGAACGCAAGCGAAACAATGGAGAACGCCTTTTTGTGCTCGTCCTCGGTGATTGGCTCGTCATCAATCTCGGGGGCGGCGAAGCCGACGAGATGCTCCTTGGTGATGGCATCCGGCTCGACACCTTCTTCACCCATAAGAATGACGTCTATGCCTTCCTGCTCAAGGGGCTTCGTCATGTCGGTGATAGCGCGGCGAATATTAATGTCGCGATAGAGCTGAAGGACGGGGGCGGGAACGTCTATCTGGCGTTCATCATCGAAAGTAAGAGTGACCTGGCCGTCGCCAATCTTGGCCACCTTCTTGAGCCGCCTGCCCCTCGCCCATTTCAGCAGGCGGATGAGGCTTCCGATCGTCCCCTTGCCCATATCTTTCACGGTAAAGCCCAGCAGACTCAGCAGGGCTGTCACCGTCGTTATGTCTTCTCCGGCGAAGAAATCCTTAATCGACTGAAAGAACGAGTGATTGCACAGCAATTCGATCGTGCAGGAGCCGGGCTTGACTGCGAGGACGTTGACGCTGATCGCAATGCGATCGCCGTTGAAAAGGCGATTTGCCTCTTCGATCGCCTTGCCAACGGCCAACAGCGCGCCAGCCAAGTCGCGAACGGTCATCGCTCCGCTGCGAAGCGCTTCGCCGTCGTAAGTGACCTTGAAGGACTGGGTTGTCATGGCGCCGGCATCCTCCCCGAATGCGTCCCAAACTTCAACTTTAATCCATCGGCCTTCGGTTACAATGGATCGCGGGAAGCGGCTTGTCAGCAATCCAGTTCGACGGACCTGCCACGATGACGTGGCCCTTCGCCACCCTCCGCCCGCTGTCCTATGGCGCTATCCTGGCCGACCCGCCGTGGGCTTACGAGCTGCGCTCGGCCGCTGGCGAGGCCAAGAGTCCCCAGGGGCAATATGCCTGCATGGACCTTCCCGCCATCCAGGCGCTCCCGGTGTCGCACCTGGCCAGGGGCGATTGCCTGCTGGTGATGTGGGCGACGGCGCCGATGCTGCCGCAGGCCATCGGCACCCTGGCCGCCTGGGGCTTCCGCTTCGTTACCGCCGGGGCCTGGGCCAAGCAGTCCAAGACAGGCGAGAAGTGGAGCTTCGGCACCGGCTACGTGCTGCGTTCGGCCGCCGAGTTCTATCTGGTCGGAGCGCTCGGCTCGCCGGACTACCAGTCCCGCAGCATCCGCAACCTGCTGGTCGCCCCGGTGCGCGAGCACAGCCGCAAGCCAGACGAAATGCACCGCCAGGTCGAGGCCATGGTTTCCGGCCCCTATGCCGAACTGTTCGGCCGCCAGCAGCGACCCGGCTGGGATGTCTGGGGCAACGAGACCACCAAATTCGGAGACGCAGCATGAGCCGATCCCCCCAGCTGGCCAAGGTCCACATCGCCAAGAAGGAACTCGGACTCGACGACGAGACCTACCGCGCCATCCTGCTGCGGATCACTGGCAAGACCAGTTCGGCCGGGCTCGGCGATCAGCACCTCAACGCCGTGCTGGTCGAGTTCAAGCGGCTGGGATGGGTGGCCAAGAAGGCCGTCGCCAAGGGCCATCGCCCGGAATCGGGCAAGCCCCACGTCCGCAAGATCTTCGCCATCTGGATGGACATGTGCGCCAAGGGCATCCCGACCATCGCCAACCGGGCCGGCCTGCTCGCCTTCGTCCAGCGGATGACCAAGACCGAGGATCGGCCACAGGGGATCTCCGACCCAGAATGGCTGTCGCCGGAAGAGGCCAGCAAGGTGATCGAGGCGCTGAAGTCCTGGCGCGACCGCGAGCTGAGGAAGAGGAGCGCCGCGGGATGACCGAGCGGGCGCTCACCCCCGACCTGGAGGAGATCGCCGAGATCGCCGGTACGGCGGCGGCGCTGGCGATCCTCGCCGCCAGGGGCGGCACCAAGGTCTACATCCCCCAGCCGGCCAAGCTATCCGAGGATCACTGGCTGGTGGCCACCGTCGGCCGCGTGGCGGCGGGGAAGATCGCCGAGCGCTTCGCCGGCAACCCGGTGGAGATCCCGCTGCTGGGCGGCGGCACGCGCGGCAAGACCTGGGAAGCGCTGCGCAAGGCGATCGAGGCCGGCCACGATCTGCCGACGGCGGCCCGCCTAGCAGGGGTGTGCCAACGCACCGCGCGCCGGCACAAGAATGGCCATTCCGCGACATTCGGCGCCGACCCCCGGCAGCCTCGTCTGATTTGACATTCTTGCGCTGATTCCCCAACAGTGTGATGGTTCATCCGTTCCGCCCCTCGCAGAGGCGCCCCGGCGGACATTTGTCCCCCCGACAGGCTGAGGCCATTCAGCCAACCTTCCGGCAGCATCCAAGCCGCCGAGAGGGTTCGCCGTGTCTACCGATATCGCCCGTCCGACCAGAGGCCTGAAGAACCGCAATCCCGGCAATCTGCGGGGTAATCCCGGGGTCCAATGGGATGGCCAGGTGATGATCGACAACCACGGCTTCGTGGTGTTCGATTCGGACGTCAACGGCATCCGTGCGGCGATCGTCAACCTGCACACCCATTATGTCCGGGACCGCGAGATCACCGTCCTGGCGCTGATCGCCGAATACGCCCCTCCGGTCGAGAACAACACCAAGCAATACGTCGATTTCGTCTGCGGCCGGCTGGGGGTCGCGGATAGCGACACTCTGGATTTCGATCGTCCGACCGCCAACGCCCTGATCCGCGCGATCATCCGCATCGAGCAGGGCGAGCAGCCCTTCGACGATTCCACCATCGCCGCCGGCGTCGATGCCGCCTTCCAGCATTTCGAGCGGCCGACCGGCACGGTGATCGCCGTGGCGCCGGGAGGATCGGCGGCATGATCGATCCGCGTCCCTTCGCCTTCTGGTCCAAGTGTATCTACACTTTCAGGCCGGACGTCAGCGTGCCGCCATTCCGCGCCGGGTTCGATCTGGACGAAGGGCGGCTCGTGCTCACCATCCGAGGCACTTGCGACCTGATTTCGGCCGCGACCGATTTGGAGGCGTTCCCGGTGCCGGTGCCTGGGCTGGGCTTCGTCCATGGCGGGTTCTGGCGGGCACTGGAAGCTGCGTGGGATCGGCTTGAGGGCGCCTTTCCGGGACGTGATCCGGACATCATCACCGGCCACTCGGCGGGAGGCGCCTGGGCTTTCCTGGTCGCCGCCAAGCTCTGCCTGGAGGGACGTCCGCCGAAAGCGGTCATCGCCTTCGCCCCGGCGCGGCCGTCGATCGGTTCCGAGCTGGCCGATCTGCTCGCCCACCATGAGGTCGAAGTACAGATCTATCGCCTGGGCGATGACCAGGTGCCCAACCTGCCGCCCGGCTTCGATCTGCCTGGCCCGATGACGCAACTCGGTCGCGTCGATTCGGTGCTGAACGAGCTGGATGATCACGCCATCGACCACATCATCGCCTCCCTTGCGGAAAGGCCTCCGGCATGACCATCGCCGCCGCCCTTCTTCATCTCTTCCGCGCCGCCTGCGCCCTGGCCGCCGCCTGCTATCTGGCGCCGCTGCTGGCCGGGTTTAAACGCACGTTCAACGACCTTTCCACCCTGGAAATGAGGTGTCCCCATGAGGGGTTATAGAACTCTGATCTTCGCCGCGATCATGGCGGTGGCCGGCGTCTTCGGCCACCACCTGGCGCCCGACATCGTCAACAGCTACCTCGACGCCATCTTCGCGGTGGCCGCCGTCGGCGTCGCGATCATGCGGCTGCTCACCAGCACCCCGGTCGGCCTGGCGGCCCATCCGGCGCTGGCCGATCTCGCCAACCTGCTCACCGCCGCGACCGCCAAGGAGGCGGCCCCGGCCACCGCCGATCCCGATGTCGCAGCCGGCCCGACCGCCGATGCTCCGGCCAGCGGCGGCGCGACGGTAACCGGTCCGCCCGACGGCCTGGAACAAGCGCGCCGTCGGTATCCTGTCGTTGCCGCCGCACTCGATAGCTTGAGCGGCAGTGTCGCCCCTGCGCCCGATATCGTGGCGATGGCCAACAGCGTGGTGACCGCTCTGGCGACCATTCAGAAGGTCCATTCCGACCTTGCCGGCCAGCTGCAGACCGCCAGCGCCACCGTCGCCGCCGCATTGCCGGCTCCGGCCGCCGTCCCCGTTCCCCAGCCGGCGGTCGCTGCCGCTGGCCAGCAGTGAGGTGATCATGCGCAAAGTCCTTCTCTCCACCGCCATGCTGGGGCTGGTTGCGGCGCTCGGCGCCTGTTCCGCCAACGGCACCCTCGACCCGGTCGCTCAGGCGGTAGTTTCGGCGGCCTGCAACGTGGATGCGCTGGCCCAGCCGGTGGCGGTGGCCCTGGCGCCCGAGTTGGCGCCCGAGCTGGCGCCGCTCGCCGCCGGTGACGCCGCTCTGGTGCATCCCGCCGTGGTGGCGGCGTGCAAAGCGGTGAACGGCACGCCCGCCGGCGTCACGGTGAGCCCCGGCGCGGTTCCGACGGTCGCGCCCCCGGCTTCGGCTCCGGCGCCGGCCGCTGGCACCAATGCCTGATTTCGCCGACGAGGCGAAAGTCCGGGAGGAGGCCGAGCTCGAGGCGGCGCTGACCGCCTTCAAAGCTCGGCCGAAACCCAGCGGCGAGAGCGCCTATTTCTGCCGCTCTTGCGGTGAGCGGATCGAGGACGGACGCCGCGAGGCGGTTCCGGGAACCAATGTATGCGGGTTTTGCGCCCGCCAGCTCACGGGGCCGAAGTGATGCACGGAGATACGATTGAAGCCCTGCGGTTGGGCTGGGAAGTCCTCGGTGGCCTAGCCATGCTGCTGTCGGCGGTGTTGGCTTGGTCGATGCGGGCTGTGCTGCGGCAAATGGTGAGCAAGGAAGAGCTGCAGAGGCATGTCGAGGATCATGTCGAAGAGCACAAGGATCTCGACAAACAGCTTGGCGACGGCGAGGTCCGCTTCGCCCGGATCGAGGAACAGCTAAAGCATCTGCCACAGCGATCCGACATCGAAGGCCTGACCCGCTCTGTGGCGGCGGTGGCCAACTCTGTGGCGGAGATCGCCGGAAAGATCCAGGGCGTCAACGATTCCGTCAACGCGCTGCGCAACACCGTCAACATGCTGGTCAAAAACGAGCTGGAGGGCTGATCCGTGAGCCTTGACGAACTCTTCCGCGAGGAACGCCGTCTGGCCGCCCTGAAGGTGCTGGCCAAGGCCCCCGGCCGCTCGGCCAATGGCTATGTGCTGCATAAGGCGCTGACCAGCCTCGGCCATTCCTGCACCCTCGACCAAGTCAAGGTCGAGCTGGCATGGCTGGCTGAGCAAGGCTTCCTCCGCTGCGAGGATCTCAGCGCCGCCGTGGTGGTGGCGACGCTGACCAGCCGTGGCCATGACATTCAGGCCGGCTTGGCGGTAGCGCCCGGCGTCGCCATTCCCGACTGCGTCTGATCATGGCCGGCAAACCGTCCAAGGCCGATCGCTTGCCGGGCATCCTCAAGGAAGGCCTAGCCGAATTGTGGCTGTCGCAGCGCTATACGCTCGATCAGATCAAGGGCTGGCTCGACGATCTGGCATCCGGACGGCGCTCGATGCTGCCGCCCGAGCTGGCGACGATCGCCGAGTCGGTGGCGATCGGCACCGACGATCTGCCCAGCCGATCCGGCCTGGGGCGTCACTTCAAGGGATTGGACGCGCTGGCCGAGCGGCTGCAGCGCTCGCGCACCGTCGCCGAGGCGTTGGTCAAGAAGCTGGGCGACGCCCCCGAGGACCGCACCGCGCGGCTCAACATCGAGCTGATGCATTCGATCGTCACCGACTTGGTGCTGGCGTCCGGCGCCGGCGAGGACGGCGAAGCCGCCTCCGTCACCTTCGACGCCGAATCGGTGATGTTCCTGGCCCGCTCGTTGAAGGATCTGGCCAGCGCCAAGAAGGCCGACGCCGATGTCGTCCTCAATCTGCGCAAGGCGATGCAGGCCGAATTGGCGAAGAAGGTCGATCAGGTCAAGGGCGAGGCCAAGAAGACGGCCATGACGCCCGAGGAGGCGCTGGAGCGCGTCCGCAAGCTGTACACCGGCGAGGCGTGATGGATGCGCTGCTGCACGGTTATCAGTGCCGCTGGCTGGCCGATAAGAGCCGGTTCAAGATCGGCATGTTCGCGCGGCAGACCGGCAAGACCTTCACCAGCACGCTCGACATCGTCGATGACATGGTCGAAGCCGAGGCCCAGGGCCGGCGGTCACCGTGGCTGATTCTCAGCCGAGGCGAACGTCAGGCGATGGAGGCGATGAACGAAGGCGTCAAGCTTCACCTTCGCGCCTACGGCCAAGCCTTCGAAGATCTCGGTGAATCCGATATCCGCATCGGCGAGACCGTCTATCGCGCCACCGAGGTGGTGCTTCCCAATGGATCGAAATGCACCGCTTTACCGGCCAATCCGGACACGGCGCGCGGCTTTTCGCGCAACGTCTATCTCGACGAGTTCGCCTTTCACAAGGATTCGCGCGGGATCTGGCGGGCGTTGTTCCCGGTGGTGTCGCGGGGGCGGCTGCGGCTGGTGATCACCTCGACCCCCAACGGCAAGAGCAACAAGTTCTACGAGCTTTGGACCCAGGAGGGATGCGCCTGGAGCCGGCATCGGGTGGACATCCACCAGGCGGTGGCCGAGGGGCTGGAGCGCGACATCACCGAGCTGCGATCGGCCCTCGGCGACGAGGAGGCGTGGCGCCAGGAATACGAGTTGGAGTTCCTGGACGAGGCGACGGCCTGGTTGAGCTACGAGGTCATCACCGCCGTCGAGGACGGCGATGCCGGGAAGCCGGAACTATACCAGGGCGGCCCCTGCATCATCGGTAACGACATCGCCCGGCGCGGCGATCTGTGGGTGGCCTGGGTGTGGGAGCGCGTCGGCGATGTGTTCTGGACCCGCGAGATCGTCGAGCTGCGCGGCGCCAGCTTCGCCGCCCAGGATGCCGAGATTGCCCGGCTAATGACCCGCTACCAGGTCGAGCGCCTGGTGATGGATCAGACCGGCATGGGCGAGAAGCCGGTCGAGGACGCTCAAGCTCGCTACGGCTATCGCGTCGAGGGCGTGGTTCTGACCTCCAACATCCGCCTCAACGTGGCGACATTGTCCAAGCAAAGGTTCGAGGATTGCAAAGTCCGAATCCCCGCCGGCAACCCGGTGCTGCGGGCCGATCTCCACAAGCTGAAGCGGGTGATGAGCGAGACCGGCAATCCCCGTCTGGTCGCCGACCGCGATGCCGATGGCCATGCCGACCGGACCTGGGCCGCTTTCCTGGGCCTGGCCGGCGCCTCGGCCGAGCCGGGCATCATCGGATATTACCGGCGCCAGGTTGAGGCGCAAAAAGAGAAGGGAAAATAGACCATGGCGAATGTTCGCTTGCTTCCGCCGGCTTCCGGCCCCAACAGCCATACCGTCAACGGCCGCACCTATACCGCCGCGATCGGCGCGTCGCTCGACGTGCCCGACTTCGACGCCGTCGTGCTGCAAGCCAATGGCTGGACAGCGGTGGCCGGAACGGTCGGCGCCACCGCCGCGCGTCCGCTTAATCCGCCCAAGGGCACCCAGTTTCACGACACCACCCTCAACAAGGTGATCACCTGGGACGGCAAGACCTGGCGCGATCCCGCCAGCGGCGCGGCGGTCTGACAGCAGCAAGGGGGCGGAAGTCATGAGCAATCGCGAACAGATGGGTGAATCCGTCCCCACCGGCCTGGTCGCCCGAGTCGTCCAGGGCGTGAAGTACGTGGTGACCGGCCGAGGGCCGGATGCCTGGTTCGGGCCGCTGAAGCCGCTGGAGCCGGTGGCGCCGCCCAATACCGCCGGTCGTCAGTTTGATTATCCGGTCGGGTTCAACGCGACCATCCAGCCGCGACAGGGCGAGCCGATCAGCTTTTCCATGCTGCGCAATCTGGCCGACAATTACGACCTGATGCGGCTGGTGATCGAAACCCGGAAGGATCAGCTGGCCAAGGAAAGCTGGGCGATCCAGCCCAAGGACCCAAAAAAAAAGAAGATCGACGATCCCCGCATTGCCGAGGTGTCCGATTTCCTGGCGATGCCCGATAAGGAGAACGACTGGGATGCGTGGCTGCGCATGCTGGTCGAGGACAACCTGGTGATCGACGCCGCCACCCTGTATCCGCGGCTTGACAGAGGCAATCGTCTTTACGCGCTGGAGCCGGTCGATGGGGCCACGATCAAGCGCGTGCTGGACGGCGGCGGCCGCACGCCGATCCCACCCGATCCGGCCTATCAACAGGTCTTGAAGGGCCTTCCAGCCAGCGATTACACCCGAGGCCAGCTGCTCTATCTGCCGCGCAACCTGCGGACCAACCGGGTCTACGGGATGAGTCCGGTCGAACAGGTGGTGATGACGGTCAACATCGCGCTGCGCCGGCAGATGCACCAGCTCGACTATTATACCGAGGGCACGGTACCGGACGCTCTGGCCGGCGTGCCAGATAGCTGGACGCCCGAGCAAATCGCGCAATACCAAGCCTATTGGGACGCGCTGTTGACCGACAACCTAGCGCAGCGCCGCAAGGTGCGCTGGGTTCCCGGCTCGATCGCCAAATCATTCGTGCAGATCAAGGACGCCGCGCTGAAGGACGAATACGACGAATGGCTGGCCAGAATCATGTGCTACGCCTTCAACGTCTCGAATCAGGCCTTCATCAAGCAGATGAGCCGGGCAGAATCGGAGACGTCGGCGGTGCAGGCGATGAAAGAAGGCCTGGCGCCGCTGAAGAAGTGGGTCAAGGCGGTGATCGACCGCGTGTTGCGCCAATGCTTCGGTTACGCGGACCTGGAATTCGTCTGGCAGGAAACCAAGGACACCGATCCGCTGGTGGACGCCCAGGTCAACGACATCAAGGTCAGGGCCGGTGCCAAGACCCTCAACGAATGGCGGGCCGAAGACGGAGAGGAAGCCATCGCTGGCGGCGACGTGGCGCTGATCTACACCGCCGCCGGCGCCGTGCGCCTGGAGGATGTGGTAAAGCCGCCGGAACCTCCGCCCGCTATGCTCGGCCACAATGGCATCTCGGACATCGGTACCGAGGACGATTCGGGCGACGGCACCGAGGGCGAAGACGATGGCACCGCCCAGCTCGGCAAAGCCGACGCCGCTCGGGAGGTGGATCACACCCGCCCTTTCGTCGGTAAGCGCCTCAAGAAAGTGCGTCGGCAATGGACCCGATTCCTGGCCGCCGAAGCCAAGCGGGTCGCCGACCAGGTCGCCGCCGCGCGGAGCAAGATGGTCAAGGCGGCCGGTGATGATCTGGAGAATGCGGGCGCTGCGGCGGCGGCCAAGGATGCGGTGACGGCGGATTCCGAGGCCGCTTCGCCGAGCGCCGAAACCACGGTCGCCGCGCAGATCGCCGGCGACGCCGTCGATGAAGCGGTCTGGGCGCAAGAGGTGGCCAAGACCGCCCAGGTTCTGGGTGAGGTCGCGGTCGATGGCGTCGGTCAGGGTCTGAAGGTCGCCGGGATCACCTCGGCCGACGCCACCGCCCTGGCCAATCCCCGCGCAATCGGCTGGGCGCAATCCCATGCCGCCGACCTAGTCAGCGGCTTGACCAACACCACCCGCAAGGCGCTGCGCGACATCATTGCCGAGGCCGAGGCCAACGGCTGGAGCGTCCAGCGCCTCCGCGATGCCATCATGGAGAGCCACGCTTTCTCGGCGGATCGGGCAACCCTGATCGCCACCCACGAGCTGGCCAGCGCCGACATCATGGGCAATCTGATCGGCTGGCGGACGGCGGTGGAATCCTTCGGCGTCAAGCTCAAGAAGCGGTGGATCGAGGCGCCGGAAGAGAATCACTGCCCGGCCTGCAACGAGAACGCCAGGGCGGGGGCGATCGGACTGGACGAGGATTTTCCGTCCGGTCACCAGGCGGCCCCGGCCCATCCCCGTTGCGGCTGCGATCTGGTGGCCGAAGTCGATGACGACGCCGATAAGGTGGAGGGGCCTCGCGCAAGCCGCCCTTTTGACCTGGCCAAGGGCTGGAGCGAGGGCGACCATCCGCGCGGCGCGCGGGGGCGCTTCGTCCTCAAGCCGGGCAAGAGGGCCAAGGGCGAGCGACGCCAGGCCCGAGGCGAAGGCGGTGGTCGGCGTCCGCCGAAGATCGCCCATCTGGGCGCCATGCCCCACGACGTCGTAGGTCGGACGCTTGGGCGCAAGCTTCAGGCTGGGGCGATCACGATGAAATTGCCCGCCACCGCTCACGCCGATGACCGGCATCGCGACGAGTTGGCGCTGGTTGCGCGGACGTTGGCCAAGGGCATCGACAAGCCGGTTTATGTTGGGTTGCTGACGCGGAGTGAGATGGGGGATGGCCTCAATACCGCGCTCTATTACCCCGTTGGAGACGGCACCGGACGCATGGCGGTTCTGCCGGTATCGATCGACCGAGATGGTGAGGGCGTCTATCGCGGTCGCACGGGCTTCATCGCAACGCGGGAGGCGGTAGCCCATCGCCTGACGGCGGGCAAGATCCAGAAGGCAAAATGAAAGCCCCGCCGAAGCGGGGCTTGTGTTCGCGGCCGGAACCTTACTACCGGCATCTACTTCACCGGCTTGCACCGGCTACCTGAACCACCCGTCACCGGGTGGCGCGTGAGCCAAGGGGTCTGGACGAGCCGTCCAACAAACCACAGGGTCAAGCCCTGCATTTTCCCACCACGCGAACACCCTCATTGTAGGGGGGGCGGAGGGCAAAATCAACGGGTGCCGCAAAATCGTCCAAGGCGCTCCGAGAAGCCAGGAAGGCTGTTTTAGGCGCCCGGTGTAGCCGGGGATTTATTGAACGCGAAATTGAACGCTCCTACGGCCGCTGGAGGGCTTCTCTTGCGTCAGACCTCGGGGCGATGCATGATCCCGGCTGTCTCCCCCAAAAACTGACCCGGTCGAAGACGGCGGACAAATGTCCTCCGGTTAGGTCGGCCGTTCGCCCCTAGTCTGCCCTCCGACAGTTCATCCGTCGGAGGCCAATCCGTGCATTTCACCCTTCGCAAAGCCGACGCCGCCCAGCGGCTGGTCTATGCCAGCATCGACGAGACGCCGGATCGCATCGGCGAGATCTTCGATTACGACACCAGCAAGCCGAATTTCGAGACCTGGTCGGGCGAGATGAAGAAGGCCTCGGACGGGCGCAACCTCGGCAACGTCCGCTCGATGCATCAGCTGATCGCCGCTGGCAAGCTGGTTGACATCTCCTTCGACGACGCCGCCAAGCGGATCGACATCTGCGCCCACATCGTCGATGACGCCGAGTGGGCCAAGGTCGAGGCCGGGGTCTATACCGGCTTTTCTCCGGGCGGAAAGTACGTCAAGCGCTGGAAAGACGGCCAGCACGTCCGCTATACCGCGCGGCCATCGGAAATCTCGCTGGTCGATCGCGGCATGATCCCGACCGCGACCTTCACCATGATCAAGGCGGACGGCAGTTCGGCGGACATCGCGGTCAAGGCCGTCTCGGGCGACGATCTGAGGAAGGGTCTCTACAGCGTCAGCCGTTTGGCCGACCTGATCAGCTCGCTGTCATCGCTGGCGGAAAGCGCGGCCTACGAAGCGAACATCGAACAGGACGGCTCGCCGATCCCCGGCCGCCTGCGCGACTGGCTGGCCACCGGCGTCGCCATCCTCACCGACATGGCGAAGGAAGAGGCGTCGGAGGAACTGGCCGCTCTCAGCGCCTTGGTGGAAAAGCTTCCTGCGCCGGTCGTGGTGGACACCATGGAACAGGCCGACGGAACCGGCGACCTGGCAAAGGCTGGGGCACGGCATTCAAGGGCCGACAAGGACCGCCTGCAGGCCATCCACGATCACTCGGTCGGCATGGGCGCCGAATGTGCCGGCCCCGCGCTGAAGGCCGAGGGCACCGGCGACCTCGCCAAGGTGCAGGGCGATCTGGCCGACGCCACCGGAAAGCTGGCCAAGCTCGACACCGATCTGCTGGCGCCGCTGGCAAAGACTCTGGGCTGCGACGCCGAAGCGGTGCTGGCCAAAGTCCAGAGCTTAGTCGGCGAGCGCGACACCCTCACCAAGCGCGTCGATGAGCTGGAAAAGCTGCCGGCACCCGGCGGTCCTCACCTGAAAGCGCTGGAGAAGGCCGACGACGTCGGCGGCGCCCACCAGGCCGCGTCCTCCGACGCCACCGACGGTTCCTTTGAAGGCCGCCTGGCCAAAGTCCAGGCGATGCCGCAGGGCGAAGAAAAGCGCCGCGCCCTGATCAAGCTCGCCGAAACCACCGAAATTTCCCGTTCCTGACACCGGAGTCCCAAGGGATGAACCAAGCCGCTCTTACCGCCCGTACCATGGAATTGATCAAGGCGTCCTTCACCAACCCGCTGAAGGATGACGACGCCCTGATCAAGGCCTTCACCCAGTCGGGCAGCCCGACCACGGGCCTGACCTATTACGACCTGGAAGCGCCGGCCAAGACGCTTTACCCGGTCCTGACCCCGATCCGCAATAAGACGCCCCGCGTCGGCGCCGGTCGCGGCACCCAGGCCAATTGGAAGGCGATCACCGGCATCAACATCAATGCCCTGGCCGCCGGCGTCTCGGAAGGCAATCGCGGCGGCGTCATCGCCACCACGGTCAGCGAATACAATGCCGCCTATCGTGGGCTGGGCTTCGAAGACTACGTGACGTTCGAGGCGGACTATGCCGGCGAAGGCTATGACGATGTCCGCGCCCGCGCCGTCCAGGGTTTGCTCCGCTCGCTGATGATCGGCGAAGAAAAGGTCATGCTGGGCGGCAATTCCAGCCTGGCGCTTGGCACCACCCCGACGCCGACCGTGGTCGCGTCCAATACCGGTGGCGCCCTTGCCGCCAATACCTGGAGCGTGATCTGCGTCGCGTTGACGCTGGACGGTTACATGACCGCCTCGGTGGCCAACGGCATCAGGGGATCGGTGACCCGGACCAATGCCGATTCATCGACCGATTCCTACGGCGGCGGCTCGGCGACCAAGTCCGACAACGCCACCGGCACCACCACCGGCTCGACCGGCTCGCTCACCGCCACTGTCGCCACCGTCGCGGGCGCCTTCGCGTATGCCTGGTACTGGGGTGTGGCCGGCTCCGAGGTGCTGGGCGCCATCACCACCATCAACTCGGTGGCGATCACCGCCGCCGCCGCCGGCAGCCAGACCGCCTCCAGCCTGTCGGGCGACAACTCGCGCAACTCGCTGATCTTCGACGGCCTGCTGACCCAGGTGGTCAAGTCCGGCTCCGGCTACTTCTCGGCCCAGGCGACCGGTACCGCCGGTGTCGGCACGCCGCTGACCTCGGACGGCGCCGGCGGCATCGTCGAGATCGACGCCGCGCTGAAGTCGTTCTGGGACAATTACCGCCTGTCGCCGTCGGTGATCTGGGTGTCGTCCCAGGAGCAGATGAACATCACCAAGAAGATCCTGTCCGGCAATTCCAACGCCGCCCAGCGCTTCGTCATCAACGTCGAGCAGGGCAACATCAAGGGCGGTGATTTGGTCCGCGACTACCTCAACAAGTTCACCATGGACGGGGCGCGGGCGATCCCGCTGATGCTGCACCCCAACCTGCCGGCCGGCACCATTCTGTTCGACACCGACGAGCTTCCTTATCCGCTGTCGGGCGTCGCCAACCTGAAGCAGATGCGCTGCCGTCGGGACTATTACCAGGTCGAGTGGCCGGTGACGCGGCGCAAGTATGAGTACGGCGTCTACTTCGACGGCGTGCTGCAGAACTACTTCCCGCCCGCCTTCGGCATCATCACCAACATCGCCAACGGCTAATTAGGCTCGGCGCCGGCGCGCTCCAGGGGGCGCGCCGGATGTCGCAACGGAGAGAGACCCCATGCCGAAACTCAAGGCTCCCAAGACGATCACCTCGATGTCGTTCGCCGGCAAGGAATACGCCGTCGATAAGGCCGGCTTCGTCAACGTTCCGAAGGAAGCGATCGCCGAGCTGGTCGAATCGCACGGCTTCGGCCCGGATGTCGAGGACGATAGCGCCGAGGGCGCGTCGCAGGGCGCGGGAGACGCATCGTGAAGATGAATGCGCCGAACGGCGTCACCCAGGTGATGGCGGATGACGGCAGCGTCATCACCGTCGTCAACGGCCAAGTCGATGTCGAGCCGCATCTGGTCAACCAGCTGGTCTCCCAGGGCTTCACCGTGGCCGGCGCCGACGCGCTAACCGCAGACGCGGCGACCCCGACGCCGGATACCACCGTCCAGGAGTAAGGCGAATGGACGCCCAGGATTTCGCTCGCCCCACCGGCTTCGGCTTTGCCTTCAGCCTCGATCCCGCCGCCTGTGCTCGGGAGTTGCGCGCCTTCGCCGACGCGATCGAGGCGGGTCGGGTGAATCTGGTCAAGGTCCATACCGGCGCGGGAGCCGTCCCTGAAGACTTCGTCCTTCGCAGCCTGATGATCCGCTACGTCGAAAAGCGCGAGGACTGATCGATGCTGCCCGACCTGACCACGCTGGATAACGTCAAGGGCTGGCTGGGGTTGACCGACCCCAGCCAGACCACCGACGATGCGCTGCTGGCGCGGCTGATCACGGCGGCCAGTGGTTTCGTCCGCACCTGGTGCTCGCGCGATCTGAGCAGCCAGAGCTACGACGAGTTCCGCGACGGCACCGGCGGTCGCATCATGCCCTTGGCCAACACCCCGATCACCGCGGTGGCGTCGGTGTCGATCGACGGCAATTCCATCCCGGCTGGCGGCATCGGGCTGACCGGCTTCCGCTTCACCCCCACCATGCTGATCCTCGACGGCTATCGCTTCTGTCGCGGCCTTGCCAATGTCGAGATCAATTACACCGCCGGCTTCGCCAGCGGGGCGCCCGAGCTGCAGACCATCGAGCAGGCGGCGATCGAGCTGATCGCTCTTCGCTACAAGGAACGCGACCGCATCGGCCTGTCTTCGGAGACGCTGCAGGGCCAGGTCACCGCTTTCCAGGTCAAGGACGTGCCTCCCTCGGTCGCCACCATCCTCAATCAGTTCAAGAAGGTGGTTCCGGTATGACCGCGCTCACGATCGAGGCCAACGGCCTGACCGAAGTGATGGTCCGCCTGCAGGAGATGCCTGACAAGGTCCGGCGCGCCCTCGGCGCCGCCGTCTACGGCCAGGCGACGCGCATCCAGGCCATCATCAAGAACGACAAGCTGCAGGGGGGCGTCTTGAACAAGCGCACCGGGCGCCTGCGCGACAGCATCCACATCGAAACCGACACCACCGATGGCGCCGTCATGGCGCGGGTCGGAACCGATGTCGAATATGCCGCCTATCACGAATACGGCTTTTCCGGCACCGAACAGGTGCGCGAGCATCTTCGCCACATCACCGCGGCGTTCGGCCGGTCGCTGGCCAGCCCCCGCGAAGTGCTGGTCCGCGCCCATAGCCGCAAGGTCGATTACCCGGCCCACTCCTTTCTGCGCTCGACCTTGGCGGAAGAGGCACCGGCCATCATCGCCGCCCTTGAAGGGGCCGTTCAACAGGCGGTGAACGCATGAGCCGCGAAGCCGCCTACACCGCCCTGTTCACTCTGCTGTCGGCCTTGAAGACCGCCGGCACGGTCAAAGTGTGCGCGCGTCGGCTCAAGCCTCTGGAAAAGTCGGGACCGGCCGAGCTGCCGGCGCTCTACATGACTGTCGCCAACCAGACGATCGAGCAGCGAAAGGGCCTGCCGCCGAAGCGGACCCTCGGCGCCGACATCTTCCTCTACGCCCTCAACCCCGACAGCCACACCGCCGCCGGCATCCAGCTCAACGGCTTGCTCGACGCGGTCGAGGCCGCCCTGGCGCCCAACCCGGTGACCAACGTCCAGACGCTGGGCGGCATCGTCGATCACGCCTGGATCGAAGGGCGAATCGAGGTGTTTGAGGGGCCGCTTGGCGAACGGGCCGCCGCCATCCTCACCGTCAACATGCTGATCCCCTAAGGAGCCCCCATGGCCGACGCCACTGAACCCGCCGCCACCCAGACCGCCTCGTCCGCACCGGCCGCCTTCGACGCCGATACCGCCAAGGCCGATTTGCGCGCCTGGTTCGACCGCCATTGCCGGGACAATCCCGTTAGCCGCGACACCGGCGCCTTCAACGCCATTCACAATTCCGTCGTCGCCATTGAGGCGGCCCTTTCGATCGTCCAGGAGTAGTCCACCATGAATCACTCGTTCGGCTCCGGCTTCCTGTTCGGCACCCGCTCCGATCTCGCCAACCAGACGCCCCAGCTTTTCGGCGTGCTCCAGGATGTGTCGGTGGAATTCTCCGCGACCACCAAGGAGCTGTTCGGTCAATACCAGTATCCGGTGCTGGTGCAGCGCGGCCAGGCCAAGATCCAGTGCAAGGCCAAGATGGGTGCGCTGTCGGCGAACCTGTTCAACAGCCTGTTCTTCGGCGGCACCACCTCGGCCGGCCAGACGGCGATCTCGATCTCGGAGGCCGGCGCGGTTCCGGCTGGCGCGGGTTACACGGTGACCGTGGCCAATTCGGCAACCTTCCTGCAGGACGAAGGCGTTTACTACGCCGCCACCGGCATCCCCTTCGCCAAGGTCACCTCCGCCCCGGCCCAGGGCCAATATTCGGTCGCGGACGGCGTCTATACCTTCGCGGCGGCCGATGCCAACGCGGCGGTGCTGACCAGCTACACCTACACGGTGGCCGCCACCGGCCAGAAGCTGACCCTGTCGAATCCGCTGGTCGGCACCAATCCGGTGTTCTCGGCCCAGCTATTCACCCAGGCCACCACCCCGTTGGGCAAGAAGAACGCCGTGCTCAATCTGCACGCCTGCGTTTCGTCCAAGCTGCAGATCGCCACCAAGATCGAGGACTTCACCATCCCCGAGCTTGACTTCTCGGCCTTCGCCGACGCCGCCGGCGTGGTGTTCGACTGGTCCTTCAACGAGGTGTCGTGATGAAGACCAAGGGGGGCATCGCCGACGAGACGGCGGTCATCCAGCTCGGCGGCCGGGAATTCCCGGTCAAAGGCTTCACGCTTGATCAGATCCAGCAGCTGATGCCGGCCCTGGAAGAAAGCGAGAAGCCGCTGCGCGAGGGCGGCTGGCAGGCGGCGCGCCAGGTGCTGGCGGCAGCCCTGTCCGACCAGATCGGCGCGGACGAGCTGGCCGAGATGAAGGTCACCGTCCGCGAGGTGATGGTGGCGGTGCAAACCATCGGCGTGGTCTCGGGGCTTTACCAGCCGGGAAAATCCCCGGCGCCGGAGGGGGCACAGAGCCCATCGACTGGGATGACCTCTACGCCGAAATCTGCCTGAGAACCGGGTGGAGTTGGGCGGAGGCCGGACAGTTGACCCTTCGGCGCTATCTGGCGCTGAGGCGCATGTGGCGGGGCGGGGCCGGCGAGGCGAGCGGGGCGACAGCGCCCCGGCCCCAGCCGCCAGATCAGGATTTCGCGGCGTTTTATCGCGAGATGACCGGCGAGACGATGCCGGGTTAGGAGCGCGTAATGGCCGATGAAGGCGTCTATATCCGGCTTGGCGCGGACGCCAGCGAATTGCAGGCGGCGCTGGGCACCGGCACCCGCAGCTTCGCCGACCTGAAGAGCGCGGTCGCCAGCGGCGACGACAGCTTCCAGCGCTTTGCCGGCACCGCCGACGGCCTGCGCAAGCAATTCAGTGACCAGGCCGCCGCCATCGGCGAGGTCAACCGCCAGCTCAAGGCCGGTTGGATCACCCTGAGCGAAGGTGAAGAGGCCGTCGGCCGTATCACCGCCGCCTTCAAGCATGTGGGCAATGAAGGCGCGGCCGGCGCCGGGCGGCTTTCCCTGGCCACCGCCGGGGCGCGCCGCGAGCTGATCGTACTGGGGCACGAAGCGATCTCGGGCAATTTCTCCCGCATTCCCGGCTCGCTGATGGTGCTGGCCGAGCGCATGGGCGGCGTATCGCCGGCCACCAAGGGCACCGTCGGCGCCTTCGCCGCCCTGGGGCTTGGCGCTTACGAGCTGATCAGCCATCTTGCGGCCGCCAATAGCGAGATTACGGCGATCCGCATGAACATGGCGGCGCTGGGGCGCGGGGGTGAGGCCTCGACCGCCGAACTCAAGGGCATGGTCGCGGATTTGAAGGAAACCTTCTGGATTTCGTCGGAAGCGGCGCGGGCGGCCGTGGCCGAGGTCGAGAAGATCCCCAGGGCGACCAAACAGACCCGGCAGAGCATCCTCGACCTGGGGACCGCGTGGGCGGAATCGCTCGGCAAGACCGACGCCAAGGAAATGGTCGAGGTGGTCGGGCAGTTGGCCAAGACGGTCTCCGGGGGAACCGAGGCGATGCGGTCCTTCGGCCTGGCCCATAACCTCTTGTCGGTCGATCAATTGAGGGCCATTGACGACGCCAAGAAGGAAAATGACGAGCTGAAGGCCCAGGAAGTCTTCGTTACGGCGGTGACCGCCCGCTTCGGCCCCTACATCCAGGCCTTGGAGAAATACCACCGTGCGGCGTCGGCCGCCTATGGGACGATGGATTACGATCCCAACGCCAAGGCGCCGAAGCTGACCGATTATGCCGATCAAGCACCGGATCAGGGAAAGGTCCAGGAGTACGAGCAGCATCGCAAGCTGATGGAATCGACCAAGGGCCTGGCCGATCTGGAGGAAAAGCGGGCCGACCTCAACCGGCGCATCGCCGAGATGAAGGCGGAACAGGCGAAGTCGAGCGGCGCCGACGCGCAGCTTCTTGCCGGGCGCATCGCTACGGCCGAAGCGCAACTGGCCGATCTGGGAAAGCCCAAGGGTGACGCCTCGCAGATGCAGGTGTGGCGGGCGCAGTTGGAGGACATGCATGCCGCGTCCGATGCCGGTCGAGCCGAAGAGCTGAAGGGGGATATTTCCTTCTGGGAGGCGAAGAAGCAGCTGGTGCGCCAGGGTAGCCGCGACGCCGTCGAGATCGAAAAGCAGATTGCCCGCGACCGCATCGCCCTCAAAAAGGAGGAAGAGCGCGAGGAAGAGCAGGCGGACAAGGAGCGCCAGGAGCGCGCCCGCGTCGTCGCCGACGGCGATCTTCAGATCGCGCGCATCACGTTGGCGGCCAAGAAGGACGCGCTGGACGAAGAGGTGGCGGCCGGGCGGATGTCGGCCGAGGAACGCATCCAGCAGATCCGGACGTTGCAGGAATCGGTGTTCCGCTCCGAGGATTCCATCCTGTCCAAGGAACTTGCGACCCTCGACCAGGGCGATTCCGCTTGGGAGCGCACCTATCAAAAGCGCCGCATCCTGGCCGAGCAGCACAAGGCCGACATGGCCAAGCTGTCGGCCGACGAAGTCAAAGCCGAGCAGAAGGCCGCCCAGGATTCGGCCGCCGCGTGGGAGCGGATGCTGTCGCCGATCGAGCGGGCGGTGGACACCTCGATCCAGGGCCTGGTGATGGGCACGCAAACCCGGCAACAGGCGCTCGCCCGCATGGCCCAGAGCGTGGTGGCCGAGGAGATCGCCGCCGACACCAAGTGGCTGGGCCATAAGCTGATCACCAACGCGGTCGGGCTGCAGGCAGACAAGAGCGCCGCCCAGGGCGGCATGTTGGCGTGGCTGCTGTCCGAACACACCAAGACCACCACCACCGCCGCCAGCGAGGCGGCACGCACTGCCGCCACCCGCTCTGGCGCCGCCGCCCGCGATGCCGCCGACGCCTCGGGCAGCGTCGGCTTTTTCGGTCGCATCGGCCAGATGCTGGCCGACTGGCTGGGCCTGGAGACTGGCAAGACCGGCGCCACCGTCGCCGGGTCCGCCGCCCGCGACACCGCCGACGGCACCGCCGCCGCCGCGTCGATCATGGCCGCCAAGATCCAGGCGGCCGGAACCATCCCGGCCTATGCCGCCATCGCCGGAGCGGCGGCCATGTCATCGGTCGCCTGCATCCCCTTCGTCGGCTGGGCCATGGCGCCAGAGGTCGGGGGCGAAACCTACGCCGACGCCATGCTCTATCTACCGATGGCCTCCGCCGCCGGTGGCATGGAGCGGGTGCCCTATGACGGCATGCTGATCGAAGCCCATAAGGATGAAAGCATCCTGCCGGCCAGCTTCGCCAACCCCTTGCGCAATTTCATCCACGCGATGCCGGCGCTGGGACTGCCCGGAGGGATGGCACCGGCCGCCAACAGCAATTCCGGCTCGGTCGGCACCGCGCCGGCGCAGACGGCATCGACAGCGGCGCCGAGCGGGGGCGTCACCATCGTCAACAACATCCAGGCGGTCGATCCGGCCGGGGTCGCCAACCTATTCCAGCGCAGCGGCTCGGCGCTGGTGACCGCGCTCAATCGCCAGATCGGATTGGGCGCCAAGATCGGGGGGATTGGCCGATGACAACGCCGATTCTTCCCGCGCTGCCGGGGCTGACCTTTCCGGTCGGCCGCACCGAGGAATGGTCGACCACCGTTCAGACGGCGCGGTCGGGTAAGGAAACCCGGATCGGCAATTGGACCTATCCGATCCATCACTGGGTGCTGGCCTATGAGTTCCTGCGCAGCGGCACTGCGTACCAGGAATGGCAGCAGATGGTGGGCTTCTTCAATGCCGCCGCTGGACAGCAGGGCACCTGGCTGCTTCAGGATCCCGACGACAACAGCGTCGCCAATCAGCAGATCGGCATCGGCGACGGCGTCACCGCCGCCTTCCAGCTGGTGCGGGCCTTCGGTGGCTTTGTCGAGCCGATGTGGGCGCCCAATGTGGTTTCGGCGGTCACCGTCAATGGCGTCGCGGCATCCTTCTCGGTGGCGGCCTATGGCTCGACCACGCCTGGCCTGGTAACGCTGGCTTCGGCCCCCGCCGTCGGCGCCGCGATCGTCGCCAGCTTCAGCTACTACTTCCCCTGCCGATTCGAGGACGACAAGCTCGATCTGAAGAAGTTCATGACGGCGCTCTACTCGGCCGACAAGCTCGCCATCCGGTCGGTGAAATAGCCATGAAGGCCGTTTCAACCGCCCTTGCCGCGTTGCTTGCCGGGCGAGTTTTCACCGCCATCGACCTCTATATCATCACCCTGGCGGACGGGACGGTGCTGCGCTACTCCGGCGGCGATTGCTCCGTGCTCGACAACGGAATCGTCTATCCCGGCGGTGGCTGGACGGGCCCCTATTTCGGCCTGGTCGGCGACAACGCCCAGTGCACCTGGGCGCTCGGCACTGGAACCCAGACCCTGACGATCAGCGTGTTGCCGGGCTCAAGTCTGGTCGAGGGCATTCCCTTCACTCAGGCGGTGGAGATCGGCCTGTTCGACGGCGCCTGGATGGAATACCGCCGCGCCTATTTCCCGATGTCCTCGACTGCGGTGTTCTGGCCGCTGCCGTCCACGGGGAGCGTCCGCAAGTTCTTCGGCCGCATCGGCGACATCAGCCCGGCCGGCGGAACGGTGATCACCTTCACCGTCAATTCGATCGCCGAGATCCTGCAACAGCCGTGGCCGCCCGAAGTCTATCAGCCGGGATGCCTCAACGTGCTGGGCGATGCGGCCTGCGCCATCAACCTGGCGAGCTGGGCGATCACCGGGTCGGCGCTGGCCGGGTCGAGCGCCTCGGCGATCAACGCCAGTCTGGCCCAGCCGGATGGGTGGTTCGATGTCGGCGACATCAAGTTCACCTCGGGCGTGCTGTTGGGCCAGTCGCGGACCATCCGCAGCCAGGCGGCTGGGGTGCTGACCCTGATGACGCCGTTCTCCCAGGCGCCCGGCGCCGGGGATGCTTTCCTCCTCCATCCCGGTTGCGACGGCACCATGGATGCCGGCGGCTGCCCGAAATTCTCCAATCTCGCCAACTTCCGGGGGCACCCGTTCGTGCCGCCGCCCTCGACGGCAAGCTGACATGGAGCGGATCGAACACAGAGCGCGGCGGCGCGTGGTGACCGAGGCCTATAGCTGGCTGCGGACACCCTACCACCACAACCAGCGCCTCAAGGGCGGCGGCGTCGATTGCGCCAATCTTCCCGCTGCCGTCTATGCCGCCGCTGGCGTCATCCCCGAGGTTGCGCCCGAGGATTATCCGGCCCAGTGGCATCTCCACCGAGACCAAGAACGCTATCTCAGCCGCGTTGTCAGCCTGGCGCGCGAGATCACCACCACGCCCCAGCCGGGAGATTTCGTGCTGTGGCGAGTCGGCCGCTGCTACGCCCATGGCGCCGTTGTCATCGACTGGCCGCTGGTGATCCACGCGGTCGCCGGCCAGGGCGTGGTGATGGGCAACGCCGAGCGCGACGCCTTTGACAAGAAGCTGCTGAAGGATCGTGAGCCGCGCTTCTTCACCCTGTGGGGGGCGCGGTAATGGCCGGTCTTTTCGGCGCCCAGGCCAAGCAACCGCAGGCCCAGCAGCCGGCGGCGGCGGCCGGAATCAGCGTCCAGACATCGACCTACGGGAAGGTCATCTCTGTGGTGGTCGGCACCGCCAAGGCCTCGCCGAATCTGATCGATTACGGCAACTTCGTCGCTACCGCCCATTCGTCCGGCGGCGGTGGTGGTGGCGGCGGTGGCAAGGGCGGTGGTGGCGGCAACAGCGGAGGCGGCACCACCAGCTATACCTACTCGGCGATGTTCGCCTTCGGGCTTTGCCAGGGGCCGATCGCAGGCGTCGGCACCGTATGGTCGGCCAAGACCGAAACCAACGCGGCGGCGCTGGGGCTGACGGTGTTTGACGGCACCCAGGCGCAAGCGCCGTTCGCCTGGCTGGCTAGCCAAGCCACGGTGACAGAAGAGCACACCATTCCGTCGTCGGCGCCCTATCAGGTGACCGTCAATTGGTCCGGGACCCCTGTCGTCGATTACGGTGTGGTCGATGCACAGACCGGCGACGCCTTCGTGGCGCCCAGCGGCGCGGAGCAAACCCTGTCGGTGCCGGCGCCGACCTCGTCGCCCTATCAGGTCGCGGTCGGGAGCGCCATCGCCACCGACGGCGGGGTCTACGACGCCGACATGGATCAAGACCTTTACGCGGTCACCGGCACGCCGTCTGGCTACGAGTACTCGGTCAACCTAGCCACCGGCGTTTATACCTTCTCGCCCGATATCGCCGGAAATGCGCTGGAGATCACCTGGGCGCCCTCGACTTCAACAGCCCTTCAAGGGCAGTACCTGTTCTCTGGCGGGACCTACACCTTCAACGCCGCCGATGCCGGCACCGACATCACCATCAGCTACACCTCGGGCAATCAAGAGCCGCCGAGCCGGGGCCTGACCTACTCCTATCTGGCCTACGCCGCCGCCTCGGCCTTCGACCTGGGCGATTCGCCCAACAGCCCGAACAACAATTTCGAGATCTACGGCTTCTACCACGGATCGGTCGCCTCCGCGCCGCTGGAGGCCGACCCCAGCCTGTTCGTTGCTGGGATATTGACCAATCCCCGCTGGGGCGTCGGCACACTGTTTCCGGCATCCGGCGTCGGCAACCTGACGGGTTACCAGGCCTACACCATCGCTTCGGGGCTTTGCATCAGCGCCTGCTATTCCGAACAGCAAACCGTGGCCCAGGTGCTGGACGATCTGGCCACTTACACCAACGCCGATGTCGCCATCACCGACACCCTGACGCTGATCCCGAAATGCGATCAGGCGATCACCGCCAACGGCGTCACCTTCACCCCGCCGGCCGGCACCTTCAGCCTGGGCGACGACGACTGGCTGGCCAACAACGCCGCCGCTACCACCTCGGGCACCGGAACCCCCGACCCCCTGGTGGTCAATCGGGCCCGGCCGGACACAGTGACCAACCAGGTGACGCTGGAATACCTCAACCGGGCCAACCAATACGCCCCGGAGACCGTGACGGCCCGGGATGTTGCGGCGATACGGCGCTACGGGCTCAAGACCGACAAGTCGAAGCAGGCCCATATGTTCGCCAATGGCGTCGCCGCTAGGGTTTCGGCCCAGTTGCTGGTGCAGGATGCGGCGGCGGCCAATACTTGGCAGGGCACCGTCGGCGAGGATCATATCGCCATCGACATTGGCGACCGGGGCTGGATCGCTTCGGCGGTTCAGAATGTGTCGTCGCGCTATGTCAAGGTCACCAACATCGCCGAGCAGTCCGACTGCTCGCTGGCGATCACCTTCAAGGAAATCCTGACCGGCGGCGGCACGGCGGCGGCCCATGGCTTCGCCAGCGGCCAGGGCAGTGGGCCGAATTACAGCGTCGATCCCGGCGACAGCGCGGCGCCGATCATCATCGAGCCGCCCTATGCCCTGGCCAACGACCTGGAACTGTGGATCGGCACCTGCGGCGGTCCCGATTGGGGCGGCTGCCAGGTGTGGATCTCCACCGACAACGCCACCTTCGCCCTGGCCGGCTCGATCACCGGCGCCGCCCGGATGGGCTCGCTGATGACAGCGCTCCCGGCCGGGGCCGATCCCGATATCACCGACACGCTGGCGGTGGATTTGAGCCAAAGCCGGGGAACCCTGCTGTCAGGGACGCGGGCCGACGCCGATTCGCTATCGACGCTGTGCTGGGTGAATGGCGAGTTCGTCGCGTACCAGACGGCCACGCTGACAGCGACCAGCAAATACCAGCTGACCTATCTCCGCCGTGGCGCCTATGGTGTCCCCGCCAGCCAGCACCTGGCCGGGTCGCCCTTCATCCGCCTCGACAACGCGGTGCTGAAGCTGACCTTGACCCGCGACCGCATCGGCCAAACCATCTGGGTGAAGCTTCTCAGTTTCAATTCGTTCGGCGGCGGGATGCAGCAGCTGTCCGACGTTTCGGCCACCTCCTACTTCATCTCGGGGGTCACGCCGCCGGCCATCGACAGCGTGACGGCCCAGCTGCAAGCCAATGGCAGCGTCAAGGTGGCGTGGGTCTACACCGAAGCGCCGATGGACTTGGCAGGCATCAACATCCTGGTCAACGGCGCGGTGGTCGAGGCCGGCGTTTCGGGATCGTCCTTCACCACCAGCGCGGCGGTGCTGGCGCCGATTGGCACCTACACCATCGGTGTCGAGGCGGTCAACATCGCCGGGCTGACTTCGGCCGTCACCTCGACCAGCTTCACGCGGTCCCTGCCGCCAGTAGCGTCGGTCACCATTACCCATTTGGCGGACGGTACCAACGTAGTGTCGTGGGCCTACCCGTTGTCCCCGGTCGATTGGGCCTCGTCTATTGTTACCGTGGATGGTGCGGTCATCGCCGCTGGCGTCACCGGCTATTCGCTTGCGACCGCCTCGGCGAGCCTGCGTAGCCCCGGCACCCACCAGGTCGGCGTCCAGGCGGTCGATGCCTGCGGCAATTCGTCCGTGGCTACCTACGCCAGCTACACCTACGCGCTGCCGCCCGATGTCACCAACTTCGCCCTCAACCCAATCGCCGCCAACGCCTTCCTGACCTGGGACGCCAACCCGGCCATTGACGTGGCTTATTACGAAATCCGGTTTACTCCCCTCACGTCTGGGGCAACGTGGTCGGGCGCCTCCGATCTGGTGCCGAACGTGGCGGCCCCTGGTACGTCGGTTTCAGTGGCGTTGGCATCGGGGACCTACCTGATCCGCGCCACCAATATGGACGGCTACCAGTCGCCCGACGCCGCCCTGGTGGTCAACACCATCGTCCCGGTCGGCCTCAACTTCGTCGAGACGATCACCGAAAGCCCGACCTTCGCCGGCACCGTGTCGAATTGCGACGTGACCCCGAGTGGCCTCCAACTGGCCAGCCAGTCGCCCTTGGCCGATTGGATGAACCTAGTCGATGTGCCGTCGCTGACGTTCGGCGGCGCGCTGATGTCGATGTCGATGTGGGGAAACATCGCCAGCGTCCCCTACTTGTCCGAGAACAACGTCAACGGCGTCGTGCCCTCGGGCACCTACACCTTCTCGGCCGCCAATACCGTTGATCTCGGCAGCGTCTTCACCCCGCGCCTTTCTGCGGCGATGACTGTGGCCGGAGACAACATCACCAGCGTTCTCGCCGGATGGGCCGAACTTGGCCAGCAAGTGACGCTGGCGGGGGCGACTGGGGCCGGATGGTCGGCGGTGATGCAGGTTCGCACCACCCAGACGGCCACCAGCGGGTCACCGACTTGGAGCGCGTGGCAAAATCTGACCGTTGGTGACTACACGGCGCGAGGGTTCCAATTCCGCGTGCTGCTGACATCGAACAACCCGAGCGTCACGCCTCTGGTCACCGCCTTGGCGGTCAGCTTTCAACTGCCCAGCCGCACCCTTTCAGCAGTCAACGTCTCGGCTCCGGCTGGCGGTCAAGCGGTCACCTTCTCCACGCCGTTCTATGTCACCCCGGCGGTGAACATCACCGCCAACGGGATGGCGACCGGCGACTATTTCACCGTGACGGCCAAGTCCTCAACCGGCTTCACCGTCCAATTCTTCAACGCAGCGGGGACAGGCGTTGCCCGGTCCTTCGACTGGCTCGCATCCGCCTACTAGGAGTCCATCATGTCGCAGTCCGATTTCGGCACCATGAACCCGAACACCGAGTCGGGCACGCAGCTTGCCACCGACTTGAACAACTATCGCAATGCCCGCGACACCAAGAACAGCGGAACGAGCCGGCCGAGCTATGCCGTCGCCGGCATGGAGTGGATGAGCACCTCGGGATCGACCTATCCCGTTTACCTGTTCGACGGCACCAACGACGTGCTACTTGGGACGCTCAACCCGACCACCCACACCTTCGTCCAAAATTTGGCGACTTTGGCGGATGGTGGCTCGATGACGAGTGGCGCAAATACGCTGCTAGCTAACCTAGGCATCGGCGCCGCAGCCCCCTCTTGGCAATCTGGCTGGAAAGTCGGTTGCTTCGGCGGCAATTCGTTTTATGGCGTGTCAGGTGGGCGCGGCGGATTTGCCAATAACCTCTACTTCGACGGAACCAACTGGCGCTATGTGGCGAATGGGTATGCCCAGCAGCTTGAGGCGTCGAGCAGCGGCGGGTTCACGTTGGGGTCGTCGGCTTCATCTGGGGCAGCGGGTGCCGTTGCGAGTGTGCCGACGTTAGTCGCCATCGACGCCAACGGCAACCTCGGCCTTGATGTCGCTGCCAACACCGGAGGGTCGCGCCTTGCAGTTGCGGCTAACACCAATACCGAGGGAACCAACCTCGCCCTTTTCTACAACCTGTCGGCCACCAACACGTCAGTTGCCTTCGTTCTCGCGCTCGGGAATGGCGCCAATTCGGCATACAGTGCCGTCTACCTAAACAAAAATTCATCGACTAATCGCTCACTCAATGCGGCGGGAACCGTCAACGCCACGGGCGCCGACTATGCCGAGTATGAGTCGCTCGAAAGCGGCGTCACGGCCCAGCCTGGCCAGATCATCGGCCGCGACGCCGCCGGCAAGCTGACCAACCTGTTCGCCAATGCCGTGACCTTCGCTGTCGTTTCGACCGACCCGAGCTATGTCGGCGGCGACACCTACTTTACCGCCCAGCGGCCGACGGAACCGGTCGCTCCCATTGCCCCGACCGCCCCGGTCGCGCCGTCCGGTCCCGTCGCACCGTCGGCCCCTGTGGCGCCGACTGTCCCTGCCGATGGCGCCAGCGACCCGTCCTATCTCGCTGCGTTGGTTGCCTATGGCGCGGCCGAGGGCGCCTATCAGACCGCGCTTGCCGCTTACAACATGGCGGAAGCGTCCTATCCGTCGGCGCTGGCGGCCTACAATGCGGCCGAGGCGACCTACCAGACCAACCTCGCCGCCTACAACACCGCCGAGGCCGCCTATCAGGCGGCGCTTGCCGCTTACCCTGGACAGCTTGCCGCCTGGAACGCCACCTGGGAAGCCGCCGAAGCGAGCGTCTGTCGCATCGCCAAGTGCGGTCGCGTCCCGGTCAATCTCCAGGTCGGCGCCGGGGGCGCAGCTGGCGATTACGTCGTTCCGGTCGATGACGGCAGGGGCGGCATCACCGGCCAGATCGTTCCGCAGGACAATTTGACGCTGGCCCAGTACATCAAGGCCATCGGCTATCTGCGGTGCCCCTATGCCGGTGACACCTCGGGCCGCTGGGAGATGGAAGTCAAGGTGGGGTGAAAACCATGATGGCCGCCGATTATGCCGAGTACGACGACTCACTGGGCACAGAGGGGCGCTCGATCGACGTTCCGGGGACGCTGAACTCTGACGACGACGATATGAGCGAATACCTACCTTCCGCGCAGGACCGCTGGTATTCCGTCTCGACATACGGCCTCCCCCAGTCAGGAGAACCACCAGTCGAGACTGGGCTGAAATATCTCCTCAGTGTCACCGACCAGGAACGTTTTAAACAGCAGGACCTCGGGGCTGATATTGAAGTGGCGAACCACCGCACGCCATTGGAGGAGCTTGTCCCCGTTCGCCAGCTCGATCCGCTCGACCAGTTCTTCCGCAGCACCGACGAGGCCACACTGCGAGAGGCGAAGATGACATGCGTCCTGCGGAAGCCCCGTGATCCCGAATCGGCGGAGCAATAGCCAGTGGCGCTGAAGGCTTATCGCTTCGTATGGCCCCCTTGCCGTCGAAACGCTTTGGAGAAGGTCTCTTTCCCAGTAGGCGCGGGCATCGGCGGCGAAGGTTATTTCCATCGGGACAATTGCCAGATGTTCGATATCGTTCTCGATCATCCAAACCAGCCCGGCAATCTCGCTTTGGTCTCGCACGCCCGCTCTCGGGACAGGACACAGCCAATTTCGGTGGATGTGCAGGACCTCGTGGATCAAAGCGCGCCTGTCAATGCCGGAAGGGGGTGCCTCTATGCGAGCGTCGGTGGGGCTCATGCTGGCGACGGGAAGAGCAGCCAACACGGCGGCCGGGCAGCGCTGAATGGTGTCCTGAGAATACGCCGTCACCTCGATCTCGTTGCCGCACCGCTCTTCGGCAACGGTGATGATGTTGCGGCAGAAGTCGGGGAGAAGATTGAGGTGTCGCCGTTCCATTTTCAAATACCCCGCTGCGCTCTCGACCGGCGGGGGGATGGGCGCGCCAACGCCCAGAGCCACGGGAGAACAGCCCGCATGTACCAGACCCGGCCGCAATCTGGCCATCCCCGCACCCGGTGCACGGGCGGGGGAACTATGGGCATGCAGACCTATGGAGTCCATCCTTTGCGGAACCTGCCGGCGCAAGCTGGCCGAGGCCGATATCGTCGGCCGCCTTTCCATCAAGTGCCCCCGCTGTGGGGCGATCAATCAAATCCAGAGGGCCATGAGCCCCGCGCCCGAGCCCGACACAGGGCCACAGGATCAAGGCTCATGACCATCAATCTCGATCATCGCTCAGTGCTTCAGGTTGACCCCGCCGTCGGCTACATCGGCGGCAAACGCAACCTGGCGTCCACCATCGTGCCGCTGATCCAGTCGATTCCCCATGGCTGCTACGCCGAGCCGTTCGCGGGCATGGGCGGGATCTTCTTCCGCCGCACCAGGGTGCCGCGCTCCGAGGTGATCAACGACGCCAGCCGCGACGTGGCGGTGTTCTTCCGCATCCTCCAGCGGCACTTCCCCCAGATGATGGACGTGCTGAAGTTCCAGATCACCAGCCGGGCCGAATTCCAGCGCCTGTGCAAGGTCGATCCCGACACCCTGACCGATCTTGAGCGGAGCGCCCGCTTCCTCTATCTGCAGGCCACTGCCTATGGCGGCAAGGTCGCGGCGCGCACCTTCGGCGTTGATCCGAGGCGCGGCGGCCGATTCAACGTGACGTTGCTGGTGCAACGCCTCGCCGAGCTGCATGAGCGGCTGGCAGGGGTGGTGCTGGAATGCCTGGATTTCGAGGCGTTCATTCGCCGCTACGACCGGCCGTACACATTGTTTTATGTGGACCCTCCCTATGCCGGCTCGGAAGGCTATTACGGCAAAGGGATGTTTCAGCCGGCCGCTCTGGTGCGCTTGGCGACGGTGCTAAAGGGCGTTCAAGGCCGCTTCATCGCCTCTAATATCGACTGCCCTGAGGTCCGCGAGGCGTTTGCCGGCTGCGAGATTAGGGAGGTCACCACCAGCTACACGGCCGGCGGTCGCGGCCGGGTGAAGGCGGCTCGGGAAGTGATCATCATCGGAGGCGGGAATGGGGCTAGATGAACGGGTTCACCTTGTCCAAATTCGACCGCCGATCTGTCCAAAATCGGCCGCCGCGCTACACGAC